AGGGAATATATGGTTGAACCGATGACCCCTGACTTTTATAACCAGCCTATCGGAAGTACCCAAGCGCAACCAACGGCACAGCCACAGGCTCAACCAGCGGCACAGCCACAGGCGCAGCCGAGTGGCGGAAGTACGTTTATGCAACAACTACTAGGAGGAACCACTCCACAACCTACGACACCAACACCGGCTCCAGCACCGGCTCCAAGTACAGGTAGTGCTAATACGTTTATGGAGCAGCTATTGGCCGGTGCTAGATAGCTTGTGTATAAACGGTATATAATGCATTGACAAATGTGCATTCTTCCATATAAATAGGAGGGACTGTGACAACCGAAAACTCTGATGTGGTCGCTCTACCCGATGAAGTATCCTCGGGAGACAACCCACAAGATGAAGTAGTCGATTGGGAAAAGCGGGCTAAAGAAGCAGAGGGAAAAGCCGATAAGGCCGAGAACGACCTGAAGGCGCAGAGAGGGCGACGGAACAGGCAGCAAGAACAGAACGACTTGGTATTGCAACTGAGTAACCAGCAGCGGATGACAGACCGCAAGCTTGACGCATTGATGCAAGCTATGGGGACCGGCGATACCGATACCCTGCCAGAACAACTCACCTCGATACAGAGCGATCAGGCTACCCTCAACGCCACAGCCGCGTACACAGCTACCTGGACAGACCTTTCTGAAGACCTGGTAAAAGTGGTGCAGGACGGTACGGGCAACGACCTTATCGACCTTCAGACATCACCAGAGTTAGCCGAGGTCCGCACCATGTGGACTGACGCGCACAACAGAAGGGACACAAGGGGTCTACAGGCAGCAGTGGCCGAAGCAGAGAAGGTCATGCGCCTGGTCGAGCGGGGTAAACGCTCCGCTACGCCGGCAGGACCGGCAACGGCTGAAGACTCCGGTGCATTCGACCTGGACACAGGTCCGGCTGCGGGTGGCAGTGGCATGTCCGATCAGCGGTGGCTGGACACAGTCTACGGCTCCGAGGAATATGCCCCTACTTCGGCCGACCATAAAAAAGCAAAATCTATCCTAGACCGCATATCAGCGGGTGGATAAGGAGAATCAACGATGGCAGCAGGCGATACTACTACCCAATCACTGGCCGACAGTCTGCCTACAGTAATTGCGGCAGCGCGTCAGGTCCGCGAACAAGAGGGTGTTGTCCCCAATCTGGTGGACAAGGTCACTCTTGGCGAAGGGACTGGCGTCTCATGGAACGAAGTTTCTATGGCGCAATTGACTGCTCAGACGGTCACCGAGACAACTCGTCTCGACAACCCACAGCAGATGTCCGATACGTTGCTGACGATCACTCCCACCGTCGTGGGCATCCACACCCTCATCACTGACCGTGTGGCAGCTCGTATCAGCAAGAACGCCTATGCAAAGGTAGGCGGCCTTGCACAGAATGCTATCCAGAGGAAGAAGGACGAAGACGGGCTGACCGCCATCGATGGTGCGTCCCTGACTATCGGTTCTTCTGGTTCGGCTTTGACAACGGGGATAATCGCCGCCGCTGTCTCCCGTATCTCCTCTGATTCTGACGAGCCTGGGAACCCACCTTACCGTGCGGTCCTTCACGGCTTCCAGATCAAAGACCTCTACGATGCAGTCGCATCGATCTCCAGCGGCAACCCTCCGACAGAGACTGGATACACCGACGGCTTGTCCGCCCGTGTGTTCCAAGAGGGCTTCCGGGGTCGCATCCACAACTGCGAGATATTCGAGGACGGGAACATCACCATTACCAGCAATGCTTGTAAGGGTGGGATATTCGCACAGGAAGCACTGATCCTTGTGCAAGGCCGTTCTCCGCGCACGGAGACTCGCAGAGAGCCTCATATCGGCGGCGGTTCCACCAGCGTATTCCTCTACGACGAGTACGCCTACGGTGAGCGCTCTGCCGGGAACTGGCTCTTTGAAGTCGAAACCGACGCGACACTTCCTACCACCTAATGAATGTCCGCCGCACCGTTTGGTCTGAGGCTCACGGCCCCATACCGAAAGGGTGGGTGGTACATAATCTGAATGGACAACCTGCGGATGTGCGGCTAGAGAACCTAGCCGCCGTCCCTAGGGATAACATCTTTCTGGCAACCGCTCCCTACAGGGAGCGGATACGAAATCTAGAGCTAAAGCTCAAACAAGTAGGTAAATAAAATGGCCCAATCGGGTAACGGCAGAATCAGTCTCTTTGAAGATTTCTTTGCAGAAGACCCCGTCTCTAATACTGCAACGGATAGGGCACTTGGTAATTTCACTGTTGCTGGTCAAGGCAGCGAAGACACAGATTCAGGCATACCCCTCTTGCACGCTGATGCAATCAGTGGGGTCGGCGTGATGACTACTACAAACGAAGATAACCACACGATTCTGATAGGTACTCCTATCGCTTTCGATGTAGCGTTGATGGGAACCCTCATAGCAGAGGCCCGTGTGCGGTTTGTAGACCTCGATACCAAAGAGGTTTTCTTCGGGTTCACCGATATTGACCCGAGTACTCTCAGCATAGAAACCGATGTGATGACCGGCGCAACAACAACTCTGACATTGACAGCTTCAGATATATGTGGGTTCTTTCTTTCAGCAGAACTTTCTGATGATGAAGACTGGCACTTCGTTTATAACGGAGGGTCAACCACCGGGGAAACCGATTCAACGGAACTAGACGCAAGTGATGATGCGGTTGCTGGTGAGTGGCAGGTACTCCGTTTGGAGATATTCCCCAACGGCACAGCCTCCTGGTTCATAGATGGGGTTCTGATAAAGACAGTAACTGGAGCAGTTGCCACTGGGACTGACCTATCGTTGATTCTTGCGCTTGAAGCTAAAGGCGCTAACATCGAGATTATGCACGTTGACTATCTGATGGTCGAAGCTAACCGGGACTGGACAGCCTAACCTTCAGTGACCACACGGCGAGGCTTTCGCTACGACAGTAGCCGCTCACGGTTAGAAGTGACTGTGGACGGGACTGTCGTAGCACAATTCAACAATGTCGCACCAAGTCTATCCATCGTCAACGGCCTTACGGTGGATGGAACCATCACCATGAATGACAGCGCCCAGTGGACGGCCAATGCCTCTGGCACTGTCACCATCTCCAACGTTGCGCCATCTGGGGTAGGTACAGCCACCATCACTAAGTGGCTTACCGTCACGGATGACGGCGGCACAGTCATGTACATCCCCGCGTGGACATAGGCTGTGACCTAGGTCACAATGACAAAACTCATATCAGCAACGGTTGAGGTACCCCTCGATGAGCCTGCATTCAATCTGACTGAAGTCAACCTACAGGCACCTGACAACAGTGGTTGGCGTAGGTATCAGATTATCTCCGTGGTACGGGGGGAGCGACTTGCCGAATATCGTGAAGACCTGGGCGCGGCTACAGAGTTCTCCGCTGATGCGTTTCGTATACCTGGTGGCGTGTGGGATGCTTCTACTCGCCGCATGGAAGTTCTTCACAGCGTTGGAGAGCTTAGAGAAGTAGCCGAAGCCGTTAGGCTTGGCCCCACCGTCCGACCAGAGATACAACCCCGTGATTTGAGCAAAGAATATCACGACCACTTAGACAGGTTCGTGACGATATCTAAGGAGAAAGGCTTATGACCACAGACAATAAGATGACTGTAGAACTCATGGAAGAAGCTGAACCAGCGCCTGAGCCTGGCAGCTTCGACAGAAGGAAGGTCATCCACTCGCCATCCGATGCGTTCCCGAGTGATGTACAGATAGCATCCCTGGAATCGGCAGGCTACGTATATGTCTATGACACGGAGAATGGTGAGCGCTCTGTAGTGAACCGCAACATGCTGGAGTCGCAACTACAGAAGATGCGGCCTGAGGGCACGCGGTACTTCACTACGGTCAAGCCTGATAAAGAACCCAAGCGTGGCACACTCAAGTGCCTGCTCCATTCCGATGACCCTGATAGGGGGCAGTATGATATCTGGGGTTTTGCGACTTGTAACAAGTCCAATCTCATATCTGAGTTCCAAGTTAATAGGCATGTCCAAATCCGCCACCGCATGGAGTGGCAGACCATCTACGAAGACAGGGAAAGGAAAGAGAAAGAAGAAGAACGCAACTTCCAACGCCAACTCCTTGGCCTCGCAACCCAAACAGGGGCGCAACCCGAAGTCGCCGTCAGCGCCGAAGCCCGATTCGACATCTGCACCTGTGGACAAGAATATAGGGCCGGATACATAGCACAGCACCAGCGCGGCAAGAAACACCAGAGGTGGGAAAAAAAGAATGTCACATAACACAGTCGATACAACCATCCTGACATCCGATGGTGCTGTCAGTGCCAACCCTGGCAAGGTCTATTGGGTGCTTGTCTCCGCAGCCGCTACGGGCGGGGCGTGGCAGCTTAACGACAG